TCTGCAACGTTAGAAGGAACAAACGCAAACTCATCAAGGAAAATAATGTTATAAGAACCACCACGAATAGCACTTGAGGAGGTGGCAGCAGCAATAATCTTACTACCGTTCTCTAATTCAATATTACCCTTGTTCCACGCAATAATACCTTGTTGCATCCATTTAGGAAGGTTTTCATATGCAAGTTGTAATCTACCAAGAATATCTCTTGCCGTGATTGACTTATTTGCAAGGACAGCGATATTCACATTTGGATTGAATAATGCATAATGCAAAAGATATGAGATGATAATAGTTGACTTGCCTGACTGTCTAGGTAGTTTAAAAATAGAAAACCTATTATCGTGCATGGTTGAAACCATACCCTCTTGAAAATCATACATCTCAAATGGGACTAGTCCGTGGTCAAGAGAAACGATTTGAACATAGTTCTTAATAAAGTAAAGTGGATCTTCTGCACACTTACCGTATTCGATAATGTTCTCTTTTGTGAACTCTACCGGAGTATTTGTTTTCTTGAGATTAGGATTACCCAGATATTGATTTTGATCAGCCATACTCATATTTAGATTCAAAATCATACAGTGTTATGAACCTATCATCATCACCCCATTGATGTTGCAACTTTTTTTCTATATACTCTTCTGGTAAATCTAGAATATCAACAATAACTTCAATGCCTCGTGTAAATCTTGCCTTTTTACCATGATCATTAGACCAATCTATAGACGATAGAGTTGAGTAATCATGTTCTCTATCTAAAAATTCCCAACCAGACATTTTAGGTCTAAATGGAAACCCAGCAAACATGTGTGTGTATATGAGATTCTTAGCTTCCATTTTTTTGAGATATTGTATCTCAGGAGTAGTTCTGTGCATGTGTTCATAATACTGAAACATGAAGTTGTAATACAAATCAAACAGGATTTGATTTTCTACTCGAATACCATGACTAAGTGTAAGGCCAGGTTTTTTGAAAACTCCCTTACACACATTACCTTCTCTTTGGAATATGAAATGGCCATCAGCAGTAACTGGAAACCCGTCACCTTTGTATCTTCGTATTCCTTCTAACAAGAATACAGTACCAGAACCAACACCAGTTTCAAAATATTCTGATTCTAATAGAAAGTTTCTAAGACTGTTTTTATCAAATTCAAGATCGATGATTTGTAAATTAATATGGTTTCTTTTACAAAACTCATTGACAAAAAAGTATTCTAGTTTATCATAGTGTCCGTTATAACTAGAACGAATATAGATATAGTCTGCATCTATATTAACAGATTTAAATCCGAACGCAATTGCTTGAGAATCAATTCCACCAGAAACAAAAACAGCTGGTTTCACATCTTGTGCGATAACTAGTGCTTGTTCCTTTAATGCATTTTTGAATGTAGTAGGATGAAAATTTTTATTAGGATACTCATTGACAGTTAATTCATTATAATCGTAAGTAATCCAATTTTTGTGGAACATAATTATTTTTCTTTCAACATTTTCTGCAATTCAGCAGTGCTCCCTACAAACAAAGCATTAGTAACATTTTTCGGTGCGTTGCTTGGAACTTCTTTGAGACGTTTCATTTTTTCTTGAAGGTCGCCAAGTTTCTCTGTCACCTCTGCAACTTGTTTGATCAAATTACCTGCGACTTCATACGCTCGTGGAGCATCACTTTCCCTAGCCAATTCAAGAATACCTTCAATTGCATCAGAACCACGTTCAACCAAATTGTAAAAGTTTTGTCTTTGATACGCATAATCATTTTCTATATCTGCATCATTATTAGATACTTGTATTGGATTTACTTTTTTTTCAACAATAGGGTTGATCTCAATATCTTCAACCACCCCTAAGGCTTTATCAATTTCACTGTTCATTCTGTTAACTTATCATCGCCTGTGGTATTATCTCTGACTTTTGAATCTTGGAAGAAAGATGTAGTTTCATTAAATCCAAAATCATCATCAGCATCGGCAGTAGTTGGATCTGGAGTAACAGTGTATCTCTGTTCTCTCGCTGGAGCTTCTGCCTTAACATTAGCATACTGATCCACGATAGCAGTCTTAATAACACCGGAATCAGTAATTGGACCATAAAGATAAAACTTAGTCGTAAAAGACAATGTATAGATTATGGCTCGTCTTGTTTCAAAATCACCTTCATAATCATCCTCATATGATATGCTATTCAGAATGATTGGTACATCTCTCTTGATACCCATATCAGCCATATCATTAATTGTGAGAGTATAGTCAGGTTGAAAGTAAGGAAGAATCTGTTCTACGATTTGCAATGCATCATCAGAATTCTTTGACAGTATGTACAACTCAAAATCCAAGTTGTATGGAACTGGCATATATTGTACATCAAGTTTACTAGTATTTCCTGATTTAGTCTTCTTAAACTTTTGTACCCGATTCAATTTTCTACTAGGATCGTAAGTTAGATTTTGAATCTCAAACCCAATACGTGGAAGTGTAATCGCTACCTGTTTTGTGAGATCAGGATCTTCTCTTAATCTAACAAGAAACTTTTGTCTCGGACCATAGGCCAAAGGAACTTTCATGGATTGCACAATAGTTCCATCATTGTTTTTACGAACCAACTGAATACCATTAAACAAGGTTCCGAATGCAACAACGACCTTTCTTATTGTTTCGTGGTAGAACTGACTGCCTAACATTCTTTACTCTCCTGCGTCACCAAATGGATTACTTTCAGTGAAATCTAACACATCATCATCCAAACTTTCAAACAATTCATTCTGTGCAGTATTATCAAGACTACCAGTATTTGCTCCACCTGTACCCATTATATATTCTTCTTGTAACAGATAATCATTGGTGCCTGTCTCAAGAAGTATGCTTTCACCAACAGAGCTACTATCGTCTTCACCTATGATATTGTCACTATCTGTTTCATCTAACAACAATCCTCTAGTTGTTGCAGTGTCATGAATTCTAATAGGTTCATTGACAGCACTTGATTGTTCCAGAGTGAATTGATAAACAAGTGCATCTGTTGAAAGTGCATCTTCAATTGCATCAATCGCATCAATACCTGTATCCAATATCTCGGAACTATAATCAAAGGTGCGACACCGTAATCTATAAGCTGGATTGTTATCTAATTGATGAAAAGGCTCATCGTGGTCAACAAAATTCACAGAAAATAGTTTCTTCAAAATTGGATGAAAAATTAAATCCCCCTCAAGAGGTCTATCTGAATCTGTTGCATCAGTCTCATTAAGAATATAGAAGGTTTCTCCTTCAAATACAATTGCATCAGAGGACATATCAATAGTTCCAGACTCTAGAAGTATGGCACCACCTGTAGTGTCTGTGCCACTCTCAATTGTAATCTGTTTTGTTAACTGTTGAAATCTGTGTTTTGCTACTACAAAGGTTACATCACTTAGGTTTTGTAAACCAAACCTATTCATCAACTCTCTTTCACCTTCATAACCACCCTCTGCATTCTCAACATACATTTCAATCTTAGCAGAAGAACTAAACTTTGAAAGAGTATCTTCTCCCAAAAGAGTATCTTCTGCCACAAGAGTCCTGTCTAGATAATGAACATCATGGCCGAATATCTGAATAGCTTCTGCAAGCAAATCTCTATAGAGATTTTGCTCTGTTGCGATTGCATGAGAATTACTGGTATGAAATATGGAATTAACAGGCATGGTTTATCCTATCATATAGTTGACGGGCAACTCAAATGCAAGTTGAATTTGTTCTTCTAATCTTTGCAATTCCTCTTGTGCTTGTGAGTAAAGAGTGTCACCATTCATCGTGACACCTCCTAACATTGTAACGCCATTAAACTTTGATAGGTTTGCACCCCATTGTCTTTTGATTAGAGCAGTTGCATATCTTTTCAAATACATGTCATTATACACATCTGTAAACGATGTTGGGTCAAGTTTTCTATAACATTCAATAATGATATATTCATCGGCCTTAACATCATTGTTCCAGTCCATATCAAGGTAAAGTCTTTGTTGATGCTGACTAAAACGAATAGGAATCTCACCAACTAACACATGTTCTAGAAAGTCTAGATGTTGCAACGTCATTTCATATTCCATAATGGAGGTAGATGAAAAGTCATACAAATCATTCAACCTCAACTGATATCTAAGATCAAACATGTTGGCTGTTGTACTATCAGTAATAGGAAATACATTGATGACAGAAAGAACAGCTGTCGGTACAGGAATGTAACCATTACCTTCTTTCCAAGTTGCAGTGACAGAACTATCCACCACATCAGTTGCAGTTGTAGATGTATCAGATGTTGCTCTGGTTATATCTGCTGAAGTGATTTGATGTTTGAGATACATTCTCTCAACACCATCATAGTGGTATTCAGCAAAATATTGTAGCGCCTCGTCCAATCTATCATCAATCTGATCGTCTGACACATTAATGTCTATAACACCAAAACCAAGAGCTCGTAAACAGTATGATTTAAGAGTGGCCTTTGTTGATGGAACTGCCATATGTTCAACTCCGTTTATTACTTATTTATAAGTATTTAGTTGCGATACAATTCGGACCAAATTCTAAATCATCCATCCAAGCCGACCATTGTTCTAAACCTACACTTTCATATGCAACCAATGAAGTTTTTCTAGGCACTGTCCATATCCAAGTTCCACCATTTTCCTTTGCATACTTTATAGTTTCAAGTAATATTGAAGAAGCATAACCTCTTCTACGATATTCTGGATCTGTCCACAAACCTCTAGATCTAAAATATACTGAATCTTTCCAATCGTTACTCATAAAACAACTATTAACTGCTACAAGTTTATCATTCTCATGTATTCCAAAGAAAGCAGGAGACACATCCATGTCATATGAAAAACCAAAGTATCTACTTGGATGTCTCCATGTCCATTTATTGTATGGCTTAATACCTCCAGTTTTGTTTGGCCACAACTGAGTTTCCCATATATATTTAATTTCCTCCCATGATATTCTTTTTACCTCAGACATGTTTCTTATAATCTTTCCATTCGTGTGGTTTGTTATTTCTGTGTGTGAAATGAACAAATTTTATATCAGGATGAAACTCTCCACCTAGATAAATGTAATCGTTACCCGTTAACTTTCTATATTTATTTGTTATTTGAATTTGCCATTTAGTCATACTCTTACCATAATTGATATCTTCATTTACAACCCATCGTGTAAACCAACTCTCTGGCAAGGTAATAAGTTCTAATCTTTCTTTAACAGAATCCTCAACAAAATATTGTTCTCCATTCACAGGCCCAGATGTGGTTCCGTTATCTATGTAATGTCTTTGCCATCTATGTATGTCTGACATAAACTTGTCAAAAATGTAAAGGCAATCTTTTGGATAGTATTTGAAAAATCCACCATTTATGACATAGTTATTTTTTCTTGTGTCTCTCCACCATCCAGGCATTGCAACAAACTGGCCAGGTTTTACAGGATATTCAAATATCTTTTCATAGTCGTTTACAAGCAGAACATCAATATCCATAACACAAACAGGTTCATCGATGTCTGTTTGCATCGCCCACATCTTATTCCATTGCAATGTCACTTTAGGATCGTATGACTCTCTTATCCAAATAATCTCATACTTGGACAATTTATCTTCCAAATATTCTTCATACTCAATGCCATATTTGGTGCCTATTCTAACAGCAAATATCTTCATGGTGCATAAGGAAAAATCATTTTTGATTTTATCAAGTCAACGGGTTGAATACCAAACCACTTATTCTTTTTCCATTCCTCTCCTTTTTTCTCAAACCAAGGAATGAAGGCAGCAACAATATGAACTCTTGGTTTTGTTGCACCACCAGTATCTCTAACTCTATGTTGTATTCTGGTATTCCAAAAATAAGCTTTACCAACCTCTAAGTGTTTTGTTAATGTTAAAGAATTACCATTACCATCATCACCATCAATTTCTAATACATATGATGGTTCAGTAACCAAAGGAATGTTGAATCTAATTGCACACCAAAGAACTTCATCTAAGTGCCAACCTTGTTCGTGGCCAGGATATGACCACATTACTCTTGAACGTGTAGGTTGCAAGTCAAAACAATCTAAAAATTCTTTATAGTGTTTCTGTACAATAGGATGAACTGTGCTAAATCCATAAGTATCATAGTAAGTGTTCTTAGCATTTGTCCAAGGTAAATTAGGATTATTCTTTCTTGAGTATGTCCAATTTAATTCTGGATGGCCAAGACTTGCATAGGGACTTTGAAGATGTTCGTCTCCATCTGGATTTATACAGATACTAAATCCTTTATATCTTCTTGTTTCTCTATTATCTAACAACCAACCTCTTGTTCCACCAATTTCATCGACAATCTTTAAAGTTTGTTCATATAACTTATCAGCTGTAGGCAAACCTAATTCTTCTAAAGACAACTCAATAAAATTTTCTTCAAGTTTAACTTTAAAATAACTGGATGCATTATATCTCCGATCTAGTTCAGCAAATTTATCATCGTTTATCATGAAAATTTATTTCTTACTAAAATATTGTAAATGTTGTTTAGTTGGTTTAGTACCTCTGAACAGATAATATTCTGAAGATCTGAGTGTCTTGTGTAATCTATTGAAAGACCTAACCAATGCATCTAAGGTATAAACTGAATGTGAAATATGATAACTAAAGATATTGCTAGTGTTGAAGAAAACTCTTTTACCCTCAATTTTATTTTTTAGTTTTTTGTAATCAGGGTTTATCAAGTCCATAAGCCAATATTCTATATCATATGTATCTCTCATCTTTTTCTGAAGATCTCTAAGATACTCAAAGTCACCGTATGTTTCTGCTCTTTTACGCAAAATATTAACTTGCGGGCCCTGAGAAATACTTCTTGTAAAATTAAACGGTTGGTCTATGCATTCAGAATATTTTTTTATTTCCTCCATAGACATATTCATCTCAATAATATTTTCTTTGATTGTAATATTGTTTTGTGTATAATCATAAAATACAATCTCTCCATCAAAATTTAATTTTTCAACTAAGACCTCAGTTACATAACCAGCTGTCGGTGAAAAAATAATATCAAATTTTTCATCAGGCAGATTCTCAGCATATGCACCTAAACTCTCAGTGTTTTCAACATAGAATGCACTGTTTAGTCTATCGCAAGTTGTTTTAAAATAATTATCATCATCTAGTTTATTACGCCATCCTTCTTTCCTATCTTTAAGAATCTCCCAACTTCTATTTTGAATTTTTGTTCTAGCTTCCATATTGTTATATGAGAATGATTTAACTCTTCTATCATTATCATCAAAATTTACAATAGTTGGTCTATCCTTTGGTGTTATCCAATGCGGAGTGTAATCATCGTGATAGTTTTCATCTGATCTCTCGTAATTTTTCCACCTTTCAAAAATAAAAGGCCGTCCTAATTCTCTCCACACATCAAGATTTATTTCTACATGTTGATGATGTAGATATGCGGGTTTATTCGGTTTTGCAATTATGTGCCCTCTACACCAATTTGTTTCATCTTCAGAAAAGTTATAAAAACTTTGAATTGAAGTTTTAGATGCAGTCATAGAAAATGTCATACCAGCAGTCACAACCATGGCATGAGTATATTCATTACAGTCATTAAGAACATCAAATATTTCACTTGTATAACAAAGTATTTGATTATGGCCGCTTCCTGCTCCAGTAACACCACCAGAAGTTTGCACACACGTTGTTTGTACTTGTTTCTCTACACCGAAATCCCATTCTATATTGTCAGGATACATCACAATAAAAACAAGATGTTTTGTTTTGTTTTTGATTTTTATATCAGAAGTTTCTTTTGTCCAAAGTTTTCTGAACTGTTCAAAATTCTTAATCATCTATCTCTCTTAATACATCAGAACCAAACTGTTTGACCAAAGATTTTCTCATCAATATTTTTCTTTCCTTATTTGAACCACCATGAATTATGAAATGAAAACGATTTTCATCTGAACTATTCAAAGCTTCATGTGTCACTCCATTGTCAAACCAAAAACCAGTGCAATTTTCAAATGGTAGTTCCTCCTTTGTATCAACTCTTCTCAAATAACAATTATCTGGTTGATAGATTGCTAGATTGATTGCCGCTGAAATATTTCTCTGTCTTCCTTCGTTTATTCTTTCATCCCCAGCGTCATGATGTGCAGTTATACTACCGCCTGGCTTTATCAACATAAACCTACAACGCCTATAGTATTTATGTGGAAAGTCTTCTAGCCACCTCTTCATTTCTGGTGCGACTTCAGCTACTTCAGTCCATCCCCACTTAACATTATCCTCAGTATAACCATGACCATTTGGATTCATTGTATGACGCCAACCAGAAAAAGTATCATACTCACTTTCATGTACAAAACCATACAAAGCAGATGACCACCACTCATCACCATCCGATAAACGATGTGGCACAAAGAATCCCTCATCATAAACATTCTGCGCTTCCTTGATGCAAGCTTCAGGTATATCTAAATCAATCTTTAGATACCAGATATCATTTTTTCTACACCACTCTATAAGAGTCATCGACCGATAACCATAAACCTTTCCATACCATTGTCCAGTGTCTTTGTTCCACTATACATTACATCCACGAACTCGGCTTGCTCTGCGAGTTCTTCTGGTGAGGATACACAGTTTATATGATCATCATATTGATCATCATTGGTTGACTGTAAGACATGGACAACATTATTAAACAGACCTCTATTAAGTTTCTTAAATCTGGTCATTGGAAACATATGTTCGCAAGAAGTATTGATAATCATATCAGGTTTGCTTTTGAACTTGATGTTAAATATGGAGTCAAACATTACATTGGTCAAATAACACTTGTATGTCTCATCATCTTTATAAGTCTTATTAAATTTATAACTAAGTTTTTTTACATCAGGATCAAGGTCGAAATTGGTGATGTAAGAAACTCCATGTTCAATCAACAAAGGAACTATAAAATTTGCATACCACCCACCAAGTAAAACAACAGACTTTGGGAATAATGCAAGTTCTGATAACTCATTCACAATCCATAATTTACACTGTAACTGTGAAGATGTGCTTGCATCCCTAACCCTACGTCCACAATGATTCATATCAGTGCCGACTGAAGCCCATGCTGATTTCCAAGCATTTGCAACTTTAGGCGTAAATAAAAATCCGTTTTTCATCATTCTCACCTTCCGTAAATCCACTGTTATTGAAAAGACAAACTTTGTGGTCTTCTCTAAAAATATTCTTTTCCATATCATCTGGAAAAATGTTACCCTTATACCAAGAGTAAATATCACCCTGTGGAAATCCTTGAAGATATCCACTGTCTTTCCAAGGGTCATACCAGTGATGGACAAAATAGTTATCTAGACTAGGATATGTGAAGAAGATAACCTCTGCATTATCTTTAACGTGTTGTAGCACAGGTTTCATCTGTCCTCTGTTCCATCGAATGACAGACGAGTTTATTGGTGTTGATTTGTAACGAGCATAGTTTTTCTTGACTGTCCCCATATCATTCCACCACCCACGAACAATCCAAGGCTTATCCATTGACAACTCAAAGAAATATTTGAGGTCTTGGTGAATGATAACATCAAGGTCAAGAAATAGAAACCTATCACCCTCAACATAGTCATCACTGAACATATAACACTTACGCCAGGCCCAAAAGAAGTTCTTACTTGGAATATAGTGATGGTCAAGATATATTGGGAGTTGTATGTCATAATCACGAATCGGATTGTCAGTAAGACAGTAGAAGTTAAATGGAACAGAGCAATTTTCCATGCATTGTTTTTTCAACTTGTGCACATATTCATCATCGTATTTGTCACCCCACTTAACGCATAGTATGGTATTTTCAATCATCATATCTCTCATATATAAATTGATTTTCTTTTTTATCGTGATCATACTTACGAAAACGAGAAAAGAAAAATTTAATTCTTAATATAAATTTTTTTATACTCTTCATATATAATCTCCGATATATATTCTTGTCCCTTTCTATTTGGGTGTGTATCTTCTTTGCTAATTCTTAATTCTGTTTTATCTGGATCAATTCTATTTAATCTTTTAGACATAGTTTCTCCACCTATTTGTGGAAATATTGGCCACCACAAAAAATGATTTTCATTGATATGATTAAATAAAGGATGTTCTAAAAAACTTTTAATAATAGAATCATCATCCACTTCAGTAGGATAAAAATTTTGTGCATGAATATATGGAATTTGATTTAATTCACAATAACATTGAAAACTATAATAAAATCTTAAACTTCTTACTGCATTAAAAATTCCATCTATCATTTCATGTTGAGTTAAAACATCATGAAGAGCTTTAAATTCTTCCAACACATATTTTGATATTTTTGTTTTTTCCCAAAAGGGCCCAACAATACTTTTTGGATTTATTCTTATAGTGTCTTTAATAAAATCCCATCTATCAAAAGATGACCATAAACAAACAGCAAGTCCTATGTTTTTATTCTTTTCTTGACATAAAGAATCAATCATACTTCCATGTATGAATTCATTACCACGGGCACCTTCTCCAACATTAACTAAACGCATTTCAAGTTTTTTAGCAAGAAAGTCTGGCCATTTTGGAAAATCATGAAAACTAGAATGTGTCCAACTGTCACCTGATGTAATTAATATTTTTCTCATGAATAAAGTTTTTTATACTCTTCATACAATTTACTTGCAATTACTTTGTGACCTTCTCTATTGGGGTGCGTATCATTATTACTTATTCTGTATTTTCTTTGGTCAGGATCTAATTCATTTAGAATATCGTCTATACAAAATCCACCTACCTCTCTATGTATTGGCCATCCTAAAAATTTTTTATCATCAATCAAATCAAAATAATTACTATGCATCATTGCCCTTGTAGAAATTCTTTCAAAAGAAACAAGACCAGTGCTGTTATATGAACTTCTATTAACGTACTGTTCTGGAATTAAATCTCTAGAGTGTAAATGTGTCGGTTTAGTACCTTGTACAAATATATATGGAATATCTTTTAAGAGTAATTGCGACAAATGAAAATGTCTCATAGAAAGCAAAGTCGCACTAAACACATTGTTCCATTGAACCATAACATCACGACCAGCCTTTTCCATCGGATATTGTTCATGTTGAAAATTATCTCTGTGTGGATGAAAAGCAAACCAACATCGTCTTGATTCAAAATCCATTCGTTGAAACTCAGACCACATAATAACCACTAAACCAATATCTTCGTTTTTAATGTTAAACTCAATTCGTTTTGGCCAACTATTGATAATTTTGTTTAACATTAAAACATCTTGTAATATAGAAACCATGTAACTGTTGCCCTGGCCAGGACCGCCGAGATTTACAACTTCCATGTCTAAGTGTTCGGCAAGAAATTCTGGCCAGTGTGTACTATGACGACGTGCATAGTTTGTATAACTACACCCTATAGCAATTAGTTTTTTCCTAGAAGACCCGAACATTATATTTCCTTGAAAAATCTTGAGCATCAGACCACGTATTAACTATTGGTTGTCCTTTTATATTTAGTGAAGTGTTTAATAACATGGGACAACCAGTTTTATCATACCACTCTTCTAATATAGTTCTAATAATAGAACCACAATTCTTTTTTACAACCTGAACTCTTGCAGTACCATCAACATGTGTAACAGAACTGTAGTCATGTTTTGCAGTTGAGACAAATTGCATATACTCATTCATCGGGCCTTCAAAATATTCTTCTGCGTATTCTTCTAAGATTGCTGGCGCAAAGGGACGAAACTTTTGTCTTTGTTTGATTTTATTTACCGTGTCTTTGATATCATAACGAGGGTCACCAAACAGAGAACGATTACCTAATGCTCTTGGGCCAAACTCAGCACGACTATGGGCAACACCGCATATTTTATTTTTAAGCAACTCATCAATAACTTTAGATATATGAATTTTTTTTGAAAGAGCATATCCTAAATATGGATTTTTCCAATTAAGTTTCTCTTTATTTACTAGAGCAGCTGCACCCAAAGCACTTCCTGCATCACCAGGCGAAGGCATGATCCAGATATTTTTATTTTTGATTTTACTGTTTGCCACACAGTTTAAAGCACACCCACCCATAAGAATGAGATTTTGGTGAGGGCATTTCTCTACAAGTTTCAACAATTCAGTTTCATATACTAACTGAACAGATGCAGCAAGATCTTCATCTCTTGCTGTTGGGAATATTTCACCCACACCCAAATGATTATTTTTTTCTAAAAGTGGAGTGAGGTCATGTATAGGTTCACCAAATGCAGCCATACCCATCGTGATGTATTCATCTTCATTGGGTTTTAATCCTATACGTTGTGTGATTGCAGAATAAAAAAGACCAAGAGAATAAGGATATTTCCATGACTCAATTTTTTTGAGTTTGTTATTCTTACCTTCCCAAATAGAAATGGTATCCCATTCACCTATCGCATCAACAACTAGTATATTGCAATGATTGAATGGTGCAGTGTAATATCCTGCAGCTGCGTGAGATTCATGGTGTCCAAAACAAACATCATACTTAGTTCTGGGTTTATGCCATTTCTGGCCAGAGTAAAGTCGTCTTAGATTTTTAAGAAAGGGTTTTTCGTAATACGCAGTTATATCCGGTTGACAACCTAACACCATGTCTGGATAAATCCACCTATCACCCTTAATTTTGCTATAGCGTTCTGAATGAGAAGCAAAAAGTATTTCTTGGTTTTCAATCATGCATATTGCAGCATCATGAAATCCCTCTGAGATTCCCAAAATTTTCATAATATAATTTTTTAGATTAAAGAAATTGGTAATATGCTTTAAGTGCTTCTCCCAATGTTTCTGCTTTACGAATATCAGATTTTGCTTTTTTCTTTTTACTTTTTTGAACAACTTCCTGTTCAAACATTTTTAGTTTTAGTCTAAAGAGAATATCCTTATGCATTTCATTTTCAGAATCATAATCAAATATGAGATCCAAAGGCACATCCTCGATTTTAACTTCTTCAAAAATTTCCGCTTGATTTCTTTGTGCATAATCTCGAAATGCTTCTCTGAATTGCTCACGAAATGCTTCGTTTCTGTTTCTTGTGCATTCATCAAGTGACTCATAAGAAAATTCTTGAAGCAATGCTAGAAAACGCTCATCCGTTTCATCAACGGAAACCGAGAATACTGTCGTGCCTTCTTTACCACCATTTTTATGCACACCATCATCAGGAATATCGTAATTGTGAATGATATCAATCTCAGTCAAATCAGGATTTGTATAATAAGCCTCAACTATCCTTCCAACAAAAGGATATTTTGGTTCGCCATTCGCAGTATATGCAGCAGTTTCTTTAGCCATAGTTTATCTCCTATGTCTTATTTATGAAAAGTTTATAGGTGTTGATTGTGGTTGGAGAACCGTTTGGAAATTCTTGTGAACGATAGTCATCACCAACTTGCAATGTTTGATAATTACCAGAACCATTAAGTTTTGTATCAAGCATGTTAGTTCCTCTGGCATTACCACTACCGCTTGTTCCAACGGAATATGTAATCTTGTTACCATTAGTATCATGAGCCGCAGTGTATCTCAACCAATCACCTAGTAGGTCAGCAAGAGTGCTCGTGGAAAATACTTGAATATTATTAGAACCATCAATAAAAACTGGTGTTCTCGTTGGAGTCAGATCAGCACCATTTCTACGGTGAAGATAGTAGTTAGTAACCGTAGTTGGTTGATCAAGGGTTTCAGGAATACCTGCGGCCGAGTACGCCGATGTGTCTGCTCTTGTGTCTGTAAAAACAGCAACATCAGAACCAGAGACTTTAGTGTAGTTAGTTGCCGCAGACGCTGATGATGTTATCGTATATGTTCCAGCAGTATCAGAGGATTCAGAAGCAGCAATCATAAGATCAACTGCCGGATATATAAAAGTGTCCAAAAAATCTGTCAAATTCATAGCCCGCACAGCACCGGCGCTACTATCATAATAAACAGGAAAGGTGGTTCCTGTATCAGAAGTATT